AGGTCAGAAAACCGAATTGGGTTGGTAGGCATTATTATTTTGTTTGCGCTTTATGTCACTGTCTCAACTATGGGCTACAACGACTGTATCAATCTGGGGGTGTGCTAATGACTATCCAAGCCGGTAAAGCAAACCTTGAGCTGTTAGTTAACAACATTCAATCTTCTTATAAAAACTGGGATGGTGACTTAATTGATTTAAGTGATTACGACAAGGATTCCGCTTGTTATTCGTTTTTGTTGCAAATGGATAGCTGGCTTGATGATGTCTTACCTCCTTGTATTATTGATCAGAGATCGTTCTTGGATAAGCTATACCATGACCTTGAATCTGATGCGTGTTCAATCCTTCTTAAAAATGCTATTTATTTACACCTTGAGCCAACTTTAAGTGATCTAGTTCAGGAGGCGTATGATTGCGTCAATAACATTAATCCAGAGCCGTTCGCTGGCTATGAGAGAGGTGAGTAATGGATATTAAAGAAATGATAGATGACGCGCATAAAAGTGCTGACAAAGCCATAAAGAAGGCGCAGAAAAATGCAAAGATAGAATCTGTGAAAGAGTATTTAACTAAGCCTGTTGTAGTTTATAGGGTACACTTGGGGGTAATGATAATCGCTTTGTTGGGCTTCGTAGCCTACGAATTATTTATTTATTAGCCAAGGGCGCAAGCCTTCCTCCGGCCAGCCTTATCCACTGGTGTGCTGCAACGGATTAGGCCAAGGTCACTTTGTACCTTTTGACCCAGATTTGTCCACTGGGGAGCTGAAACGGACTACTTTTAAAAGGGGAAATTAATGTTAAAAATTCTTAATAGTAGAATGCGTACACCTGATGGAACAATACTTGAATCTCATTACCGCCATGACTATGTGACACATACAGACGCTAACGGCAAAGAATATATGCTCGATGGTGGTTGTGAGTATGTAAAAAGCTCTGCTAACGGTGATGAATACTTACTGACTATTTATACAGACTTCCCGCACGCTGTTAGCCGCCTGCATGTTAAATGGGGAACGTATGGCAAAGATGGTTACCAACCTTTTAAGCGCATTACAATTGCTGAAATGTCTACCGAGCATTTAGAAGCCTGTATAGCCACTCAAAAAGAAACAATGCGGCCAGAGATATACAAGGTTATGCAGGATGAGTTGGGGCATCGAGATGAAAGTTAAAGTGTACCAGCTAATAGAGCAAATAGTTGAGCAAGGTATAGATGCAGGCTACAACAGAGCGCATAAACACACTGACACGCCTATTGAGAATACAATTAAATCATGCATTGAAGAATACATAATGAATGGTTTTGATGAATATTTTGATTTTGATAAAGAAGATTAACAAATTCTAAATGGTAACTAAAATAACCATACCATTTATGATATTACCCCCATACTAAACCATCATTTCAAATCATAACTGATAGTCTTTACAATGCGACTTCATTCACTCACCAAGGGGCAACCGTGATTATCTACATGATCATCTTCGTAGTAACTTCGCTACTCGCTGTAGCAGCTCAAGACCTTAATTAGTTTACATTTCCGTTTAAAACCCGCTACAATACCCTAACTAATTGACTTTTCAGGTGTCAAATGGAATCTTTAGGCGTATCCTCCAAAGTGCATGACTGCGTATATTTTGATTTAGATGATCATTTAAACGAGTTTGATTCAATAATAGATTCATTAATGCACTCTGATATTCAAAGGCATCAAGTTAGGCTGGCTATCGCTGACTGGTGCGCCTCTGTCGATGTATCTGTAAACGAGATAGAAGCAGAACAATACGAAACACCAGATCAACCAACACTATTAGCCGACGAGATATTCGGAACGGAGACATAATGCTATCAATTGAATATAGGGCTACTGGGGAGATTATCCCCTATATTAATAACTCAAGAACGCACAGTGATCAGCAGGTTCAGCAGGTCGCAGCAAGCATTAAGGAGTTCGGTTTTACGAACCCTATCTTGATTGATGAAGATTGCGGCATCATAGCGGGTCACGGAAGGCTTCAGGCTGCTCAAATGATGGGGATGGATGAAGTGCCTACCATTACGCTAGAAGGGCTTACAGAGGCTCAGAGGAAGGCTTACGTCATAGCCGACAATCAACTGGCCCTAAATGCTGGCTGGGACTTGGATGCTTTAAAGGTAGAACTTGAGCGTTTAGGTGAATTGGATTTTGATATTGACCTGCTTGGATTTGATGACGATATGCTTGCAGGGCTTATGGAAGAAGAGCCAGCCGAGGGTTTAACCGATGAAGATGATGTTCCTGAACTTGAGGATGATCCGATAACGGTTGAGGGTGATGTCTGGATATTGGGCAACCACCGACTGATGTGTGGCGACTCTACGATCATTGATGCTGTTGATAAGCTAATGGATGGCAATAAGGCTGATATGGTTTTTACTGACCCTCCATACAATATAGATTATCAGGGCGTAAGCGATAAAAGAGATAAGATTAAAAACGATAAAATGCCAGACTCTGAATTCAAAGACTTTTTAATACAGTCAGTTATGAGTTGCGAGACAATGTACGTTTGCTGTAGCTGGCAATACGCCCATTTATTTAAGTCGGCTATGGAAGAGCTTGCCAGAAAGCCTAAAGCCATGATTGTCTGGAATAAGGTAAACCCTGCCCAGCATTTAGATAAGTATTTTAAGCAGCATGAAATTATCTTTTACTATGGAGACTTTGGAGGCCATAAGACCCTTCGGGGTGACATATGGGAAATGAAAAGGCAAAGGAACACCATGCACCCAACAATGAAGCCAGTAGAGCTAATAGATATGGCCATGACCGACCAGCCAGATAAAAAGATTGTATATGATGGCTTCGGTGGATCAGGCTCAACCCTTATATCCTGCGAGAAAAATCATAGAGACTGCCGCATGATGGAGCTAGACCCTAAATACTGCGATGTGATTATTAAACGATGGCAGGACTTTACTGGGCAAGAAGCCGTAATGGAATCAACAGGCGACAAGTTTAACGATATGTATATTAACGGGCGCAAGTCTGACTTTGCTGACGCTAGCTTGGGCGAGCTAAAGGCGGTTAAATGAAACAAGGTAATCAAGGAGATGGTGGGGGTAGACCTATAATTGAGTTTACGCCAGAACAGATAACCCAGCTTGAAGCATTAGCGGCTGTACTTACTAAAGGCCAGATCGCTGATTACTTTAGTATCTCCGAAACAACCTTGAGGGCTATTGAAGAAAGGCAGCCAGAAGTTTCTGACGCTTATAAAAAAGGAAGGGTTAAACAGTGCGCTAGTATGGGTTCTAATCTCATACAATTAGCCAAGAAAGGTAACGTAGCAGCCAACATCTTCTATCTTAAAACGCAGGCTGGATGGCGAGAAGCAGAGCCGCCACCGCAAGAGATACCTGCCTTCAACATCATAGTGGACAGTCGTGCAACTAACGCTCCCACAGAGTGAAATACTCTTAAACCATTCGCGTTTTAAAACCGTGGTTGCTGGGCGCAGGTTCGGCAAGACTTTCCTGTCCGTTAATATGATCCTAAAAGAAGCCGTTACAGGGGTAAACAAGAACTGTTGGTATGTTGCTCCCACTTACGGCTCTGCGAAAGAGATTGCTTGGGATATGCTAATACACACTATCCCGCCTGAATACGTTTATAAAACCAATGAAAGCAGCCTCACCTTGCGCCTTATCAACGGCTCTGTTATATCCTTAAAGGGTGCGGAGAAGCCGAACAATCTTAGGGGCAGAGCATTAGACTTTTGTGTCCTTGACGAATTTGCAGATATGAGGCCAGAGGCATGGTACGAGGTAATCAGGCCAAGTTTGAGTGACCGTCAGGGCAGTGCCGTCTTTATTGGGACACCAAAAGGAAGGAATCACTTTTACGATTTGTGGGCAAAAGGAATTGATGGGGCTGGCAGTTGGTCTAGCTTTCAATACACGACCATACAAGGCGAGAACGTACCCGCAGAAGAAATAGAGGCTGCAAGGGCTGACTTAGATGAGCGCACATTTAAGCAAGAATATGAAGCTGAGTTTGTTACCTATCAAGGGCTGATTTACTATGGGTTTAGCCGTGAAGAGTCTGTATTGGATATGGGGGATGATAATGGTACACTTCACATAGGTATGGATTTTAACCTTGATCCCATGTCAGCCGTTATATGCATACGAAAAGGCGGGAAGCTGTACGCTATAGACGAGATTGTCATGTACGGATCAAATACCGATGAAATGGTTGCGGAGATAAAAGATAGATACGGTAATCGTAATATCATTATCTACCCTGACCCCGCATCAAGACAGCGCAAAACAAGTGCTGGTGGTCGAACAGATTTGTCGATCTTACAAAACGCAGGATTTAGCGTTAAGGCGAAAAACTCGCACGCATTGGTCAGGGATAGAATCAACGCTGTGAATAGTCGTTTACTGTCGGGTGATGGTGAGCGGCATTTGTATATCTCACCGAAATGCAAGCAGACCATTAAGTCTCTTGAGAGGCAGACATACAAAGAAGGCACAAGTATTCCTAACAAAGACGATGGCTTTGACCACATGAATGATGCCCTTGGTTACTTGATAGAATACCTTTTCCCTGTTCGCACAGAATACGACACACCACAACCCACTAGGTGGACTTGATGAGATTGAACGCAGATACTACGCACCCTGATTACGATAAATACGAA